TGGCGTTGGCTTAAATTCTCAAATTGCCCGTAAAGCGCACGCTTCCGCGCATCGCGCTCGGCTTTCGGCGTCTCGTAGGGCTTCGGTGCGGGCGGTTGCTCGTTCCCGACCTCAATGCAGCCGTGCGATTGCAAATGCTCGCGATGCCTTGATCTGCTGCCGATCGTGCTGCCGTCGATCATGCTGGTGTAGGGCTGGATGTCCGGCACGATCTGCAAACGCCGCTCAACGCTTTCGCGTTTGACCACCAACTCGCCGTTTTCCAGGACGTAAACGGTCATAGCGCCGGCACCAACCGCGCAGCCGGCTCCATTTCCATCCGCGCCCCTGCCGCAATCTCGGCAACGCGGATTCTCGTTGCGCTGTCCAGTTCAGCCTTCCACCGGTCAAATTGCTCAACCTGCGCCATCTCTTGCAGTTTGGCCTGCTCTTCCATGGCAATCCGCTGTTGCTCCATCGCGGCGGTTGCCTCGGCCTTCATCTGCTCAATTTGCAAATGCGATTGGGCTTTCATTTGCTCAATCTGCATGTCGGCTTGCAGTTGGGCTTGCAGAACTTGCGCATCGAATTGAGCCTTCGCCTGCATGGCTTGACCCTCGGCTTGCATCCGCATCTGCTCGCGCTGGCCATCGGCCTGCATCCGCATCTGCTCAATCTGGCCAGCCTGCTGCAATTTCATCATCTCAGGATTGGGAGGCGGCGGCGGTTGAGGCTGTTTGGACGCTTCCACAAACTGCATCATCGCCTGATCAATGCTGCCCTCAAGGGCACGCGCCGACTTAAACGCCGACACACCAAACCGCAGCACCTCGAACAGGATCGGCACCAACTGCGGGCTTGCCTGGCCCGCCGGCAACGCCTCACGCATGAACCCGCCGAACGTCTGGATGAATTGCAGACGGTCTTGCTTCATCGCGTCCTCGTCGAGCTGCACCAAGCTGTCGCTGGCCACCTCAACGCGGAAATTGCGCATCGGGTTGTTCTTCAGCAGCTCCAACGCCTGCGGGATCATCTGCTGATCAGCCTCGGACATCTGCGCCGCCGCAGCGTATTCGAGGATCGTTTCCGGTTGAAATTGCGAGCATATAACTTGCGTTTTCAGCCGCAGCAAATCCGTTGCGAACAACGCAACGTCCTCTTGCATCGACCGCAGCCGCAGCCCGGCATATCGGCCCTTGATCTGTTGCGCCGTCGCCGTTTCGCTGGCCGCCGTCTGGCCGCGAATAATGTCGGATATGCCGGTGATCTCGTAAATCTGCGTTTTGATCTCGGTCCGCGCGCCGTAGCACTGGATCAGTGCCGACGCGAGCGTGTCCAGCGGCAGTAGGTCGATGCTGCCTTTCAGCCCGCCCTTTTCGCCGAACCCGGCCCAATTCACGACCGGAATCAGCGAGTTATTTTCGCCCTCGGTCAGTAACCGCGCCAGAGCGGGTTGACTCGCGTCATACACGCCCCGCACCCGCAGCGCCTTAACCAGCCCGTCGATCCGGTCGGACAGGATATCCAACTCAACCGCCTGATCCTGATACAGCACGAAATCAGGCACCGGAACGAGGCTGTCAGAGGTCAGCGTAGCGTAGAGCGGCCGGCCGCACGGGAAGAAATCCTGCAATTTAAGCGGATCGTCTCGAACGTCGATGAAATCGGTTGCGGATTTCGACATCCAATAGACCTTGCCGGTTTCCTTGCACCACAACTCGCAAATTTTGGCCCGCGAATTGTCGCGCTTTTGATTGTAACCGCCCTGCAACGGCTCCGGCCCGTTATCGAGCGGGATCGTCGCCGCTTTTTCCTCGCCGAACCGTTCGACCAGCGCGTCCTTGCTCATATAAACCCAGCGCCAAACCTCGGTGACCTCTTCCCAGGTCCGCGCCACGTTATGGCCGAAATCTTTCCAGTGGATGTAATCGACCGGGCTGCACTCGTAGTCGATCTCTTCGGCAACGCTTTGCTGGTCGCCTACCATCTCCGCACCAGCGCCGGCGCCCGCGTATTCGCCCGTTTCTTCCGCCCGGTCTTCGTCCACGTCCTCGGTGACCTGCACGCCGTCGTCAGGCTCCCCAGCCTGCGCCCGGACGTGCGGTTCATACCGCACCCACGCCACGCCTCGGCCACCGAGAAAACGATCCTGCACCGCGAATTTCATCGTCGCGCGGAAATCGGGATAGTGCTCAATCTCGTATTCCAAGGCGCGCTCAATCAACAGCGACGCCACCCGCCCCACCTGATCGTTGTCGCCGTGCCGCCGCGATACGTCCGCCGTCGGGAGTTTGGAATAGACGGCGGGAACCAGCGTCTGCACGTTGCTCCACAGAATGTTGAACCGCGCGCTGCTGTCGCTGCCGGATTGATTGCGGTTGTCGTCGCGATATCGCCGGACGATTTTGGTTGCGCGCCGTTCCCAGGATTTGAACTCGGCGTCGTATGCCGCGATTACGGCAAGGTATTTCTGCACGCCAGTGTCTACAGGGTCGATCATGCCCAAACCCCCAGCACTGCCGCGCTTTCCTCTAGCGTGGTAGCGATCAACCCCAGCGCGGCGGGATCAAACGGGATTTCCGACAATTGCACGTCGGTGCGGATGGCGATGTAAAACATGCCGGGATCGCCCGCAGCGGGGATCGTCATTGGCCCGCCGTCCATGCCCGGCACCGTCACCGCCGCGCGCCCCATGCCGTAACGAAAAAGCGGGTTGCCTTGGGCATCGTCAACCAACATTTGCCCTAGCATATTGCTTGGCCCGCTGTTCGCGCCCACCAAACCCGATACCTGTAGCACCGCCAGCGCATTGCCGATCACCGCGAGGGATGAAGCCTTGAATGTGTAATCCATATCAGTATGCCCTCGCTGCGCGCCATGCGGCGGATTGTGGGCCGGGGACCAGCGTGACCAGCGTGGCGTGGCCCGCCTCGTAGTTACCAATTAGCCAAGGCGCTCTCAGGACGGCCAGGGTTGTCATCACGGGCATTCCGGCGTTGGCCACGGTGACATCGCCAGCGCCATTGAGATTGAACGTGATGCCGGCAGGGGTGACTGTGAGCGCCAGTCTGTTCGTCAAGCCCACGGCCCTAAGTGTGGCAGTGGCGCTTGTATTTGCCACGGTCGCTACGATTGTCGTTACGGTTATGCCGCCCGCGCCGTTTTCTACGAAATACCAAGTGTTGGATAACCCGCCCGATCCAGACATTCCGAACACGACTTGAGACTGGGAGTTGCTCAACAGCGAGAACTCAATCGCGGCACTGTAGCCCGACGCCGTTTGCAGCCCCGGCAGTTGCGTCAGGTCCAGCGTCAAATTGTCGGCGGCTTGGGTGGCGGCGGCGGCGGTCGTGGCGATGTAGCTGGTGGGAAACGGATTGGCCTGGACCTGGACCTGTTCGCCCCATACTAGCGTCCCGCTGACGGCATCGCCGGTTTGGACAGGGTTAAAAACATTGGTCGGCTGCGGTAGGATACTGACGACGTAATTTCCTGCAACGCCCAACGACGTGTTTTGAACCGAAATGCGATACCAGCCATTCGCGAGCGACTTAATCGCGCCCGTTAAATTCGCTGATTGCGACAATATCGTGCCGTTCGACAATTCAAATTGAACGTACTGATCTACGGCAAACGATGTGTCTCCAAAGATTAAATATACGTAATTCCAGCCCGCCGCTTTAACGTAAACCGACGTTTCATAAATCGTGTTGATCGCGCCGGCAAAACTACGAGGAAATAGATGGACGCCGCTGAACGAACCGGGGATTAACTTTTCAGCGGTCGTGGTCCCGTCCGGTGCCGTCGCGGCATTTTGAACCGCCCCGTCAACGCTGCTCGATGCGGTGGCGTTTGGAACCCAGTTGATTGAAGGGAAAAACAGATTCGTCGCCTGCGGTTCCCCCAGCCACCCAGCCGGCGATGTCTCAAACCGCGCCACGTTGTTGCCGACGGTTGACAAAACGCCGGATTGAACCTGGGTGCCAGAACTGGCCCGCGCGAACGTCCATAGCGGGGGCAAGGAAGCAGTCAGGTCAGAAACCAACGCCCCGCGCTGCGATCCCCAAAGCGAAATCACGGAGACCAGAACGCCGTAGCGTCAACCGTGCCGCTGATCGTGATTACCAGCGACGTGCTGAACCGCGCCGGCATCGGGTAGAAGGTTCCGCCAATCGGGGTAAAAGTGTTGACGATGGTGGCCGAACCGTCCTGCACCTTGATCGTTGGCGTCGCGCTAGCCGACGCGCAAAAGATGCCAATCAGACCACCCGCGCCGGTCCATACGGTCGTGGTCGCCGTCATATTCTTGTAGTTCTGTGCCTCGGAAACTGGCGTCATATTTTGCTTCTTTTCTGGGATTCTGCGTGAATTTTCCACATATCGTTAAGCGTAGCTTGATTTTGAGACCCCACCATTAGCACCGCGTCTTTGTTTTGCGCAATTGGTTTTTTTTCTGGAGCCCACATCACCGCCATCATGCGGAATGCGTCCGCAGCGTGAGACGACCAATCGTGCAGCGGCGTCAGCATGTAGGCGCCGGTGTCGCTGTTGTATTTGCGGCGATAATTGCGGAGCGCGTTGACGCCAGGACGGGTAAATTCTTCATCGAACCAGCACAACGGCAGCATCGTTCGAACCGCCTGAATTCCGTCCTGCACGCCGATGTCAGGCACTATCTGGAATTGCTGGATCCCGCCCATCAGCGCGGCCAGTTGCTCCAGGACCGACCGCCCTCCAGAGGCGAACGTCTTTGCGCGACCATCGTGCGGCAAATAGTGCTTGGCGTAGTGATAGCCCCGGCCATTGACCAACTCG